TTTTTACGGCGACCGCTCAAGATCTTGCGCATCTTTAAAAAGAGGCCAAAAAAAAAGATGCGCAAGATCTTGAGCGGTCGCAATAAAAAAGGGGGTACACACAGAGACAGAGGAACGTTCAACCACATTCCTCACAAATTAATTAAAATAGATAATACAAAAAAACAAAACAAAAATATATTAATTTGATATACATAAACACATATATAATGTCTCATAACTCAATGTCACGTTCACATTGCTTTACAGCAAACGTTGATAACTACATTCCGGTAGATGACCTAAAAGTCCGTTGCATTGCAATCCAACAAGACCCAGGATTTCATTACTTAGTATTTCAAGAAGAAGAAGTTGGTCATAAACATTACCAAGGTTACATATGCTGGGGTGAACCTAAAAGATTTAATGCAGCCAAGACTATCCTATCAGCACTTTTCAATGTACAAGTACACCTTGAGAAAGCACGTGGCAACGCCACCAGTAACAGAGACTATTGTACTAAACAAGGCGGCACTAACTTACAAGAATTTGGATCAATCCCTAAAGGCCAAGGCTCCCGAGAAGATCTACACAAGGTCGCCCAAGCCATCATTGACGGTAAATCCTTGCAAGTTATCGCTACCTTACATCCAATTGAAATGATCAAATTTCATCGCGGTATACAGGTATACCAGAATCTGTTGTTCTCGAAGCCACGGGATACGCTTGTTCCACCAACTGTATATTGGCTCTACGGCCCAACTGGTGTTGGGAAGTCACGCAGAGTCTACGAGACCTATGGACCCCAAGCATACTACAAGATGAACAACCAATGGTGGGACGGTTACACTGGCCAGGAAGTAGTCATACTAGACGACTACCGTCCCAACCTTTGTACCTTCCAAGAACTACTGCGAATACTAGATCGTTACCCTATGCGTGTCCAACTCAAAGGGAGCTCTACAGAGTTGTCTGCGACATCCTTTGTCGTGACGACAACGGATCGACCGGAAGTGATGTGGCATGGTCGGACGGAGGAAGCCCTAGAACAGTTGCTCCGGAGAATAACTCATATCGAGGAAATCCAAATGAATCACACCATCATTCATAAAAGCCCTGAGATTCCCTACATTCGCTTAACAAGAGAGGAACTTGACTTCAAGTTCCCAAAAGATGATGGTGCTTTTACTAACACATTTAGAACTAGATAAATATAATATAAATTTCTTACTTATTAATAAACACAACTGCAACTATATAATAAGAAGAACATATTTATACAGGCACCACAACTTGACCAGACTGATTTACCAAAATTGGTGCATCACTCTGATTACCAACTGGTCCAATATTAGCTGCTTTATAAGAAAAACCAGAATTATACTCTTGCACAATAATTGAACTCTGAGTAGCAGGCGTAGTTAGAGTATTGATACCAAAACTAACACTGTTATCAACACCAGCAGACGCAGATGTAACTCGCACATGAACTTTTAATGTACATCGTCCAGCAACAGCAACACCCGTCGGACTTTGCTGCTCCCAACTAGGACCCTCATCCGGAGCAACAGCTGCTGCATACATATCATTACATTGATATACATTCCCAAGAAGAGTCGGTGTCATAAAACCCTGCGTAGCAGCAGTCAAACCTTCCATCGTAAACGTCATCGACAAATTTCCAGCAAAACCTGCTGGAATATTTACCTTCACCAAATACGCTGTTATAGTTAACGAACAACCAATATTATTCTGTTGACCCTTCAAATAAAAATTTTGACCTCCCATCGGAGTATTCAGGGCCAAAGCTGTATCCGGAGACACAAAAATATCTTGAGAAATACCCAACCCTTTACCAGTAAAAAACTTGGGCTTTCTCAAAACAACAGTATATGACACCCATAACTCTCCAATCACCTGATCCTTATAGGCTATTGGAGAACTACACACCGCCAACTGAAACAACCCATGATCATACGTCTTCAAATCCTGATCATTAGCCACAGGATTTGCACGCACATACTTACCTTCTGACCCAGAAAGCTTCTTAGGGTCACACTCCACACCATGCATTAAGTTTTCAGTTACCTTACAAGACATGGCTCCATCATACTCCATCATCGCCACCTTATCAACAAACGGACCAGCCGCTGCATTATAATTGGTAGCACCAACAACAGTACCACACTGGCCAGTTGTTGAACTGCCAATATCAGTGGTAGTAGATCGATAAGTAAACAAACATTGCTTTAGTTCATACTCATCATAATTCTGAGCTATCTGAGACAACCATGGAAAAGTTCCTTCCAACCCTGGATTTAAACTAAAGCTCTGCACATTAAACGAAGTTTCTGGACCATATATATCAGTCAGAAACTCACGTCTGCTCAGAGTAACCGCACCAGTTTCGTCACCGGCAGATGCGAACTGTGGCACCTCTGGAGCAACGCCACCACCGATTAGGGAATTATTCGTATAATCACCACGTCCAGTGTACATTCCACGACCAGTATACATTCCCATTCCTCCTACTAACCGACCAACACCAGCATTGATCAGACTACGACCAGCACCAGCCATAGTTCGTCCCAAACCAGACTTACGCCAATTCTTTCCTACCGAATAGGCACCACGCCCTACAGCATAAGCATCCCGCTGATGCTGGTTCATCCCCAACCAACCGGGCGCACTACCATACCTCCGATCCTGCAAACGATTCTTATAATCGGCCTGCACATCAGCAGAATACTGGTCCTTCATATTCTCATACCGCTCTAGAGTATCTCTATACCTCTGTCTGGAGGCGGCCACCCCAGCCAAACTCAAACCACTAGACTTCGACCGTTTATATGCTTTCGGCATTATAATAATGATATAACGGATCCAAACAGTGAAACAACCGATCCAGAAAGAACAACACAGCAGAAAGTATCTCACAAAACCTAATATACATTTATTTGTGAGATACTTCCTATAAAGTAACAACTTGAAAACTATCTGTTACGAAGTTGTTACAAAGTTGTTACGAAGTGGGGGGTAATACTATACGCCCCCACTTCGTAACGGTACGTACCGTACCGTTACCCACTCACAAATTATTCATTATTTCAAAAATGTCAAAAAGATCTTTCGACAATTTTGAGGCAGATATTCCGCCTCAAAAAATCTTCCGTTATGAACACGAACCAATGTCCACAACGGCAGAAATCCTCCTTGACTCCATGGAGGATAAATACATGAATAAGGTAGACCCTACATACTCCCGTCACTTACGAACTAAACCAAGCACAGGAAAGTATAGGCAACCTTACAAACAATCAACAGCTTCTCTAAAGTCGCGTGCAGCACTACAACAAGCATACAACACTGTCCGACTTCAAAGAGAAGCTGCCAGAGTCGACGAACTTTTCGAAAAAGCAGAAAAAGCTATTAAAGCCGCCAAAAATGCAGCAGCAGACGCAGCACGCCCAACCAGACCTATCAGACCGTTGCAAACTGCCCAGCAGGTATTGGCAGCAAGAAAACAAAAACAAAAAAAGGCTTCCGGCACTCGCCTTTACATTGCGGACTTTAACAAAAAAATCTACAACAAAAATGTTGGCAAATCTACCGAAAACATAGACCCAGCATTTTTTACTAAGTTATTGCCAAAGCTTTCTCCATGGGAGATGTTTAAAATAAACTCTCTAGTACATAAATAAAAAACTTAAATTAAAAAAAAACTTTTTATTATTATAAAGATCAAACATCAATCTTGGCTACCTTTCTAACAGACTCTTCTTCATCTGAAGACTCGTCAGAAGAATCTTCAGGAGAAGAGTCACTAGAAGACTCATCATCATCAATAACAGTAGAGAGAGTAATAGTTTCATCATCATCAAACAATTCACCATTATCCTCATTCTCAATATAATCATCGTCCCAATCCACGGCGATAATCTCGGACTCTTCATCGCTGTCTCCAGTCAGGTCAATCACGGACACCGGAGACACCACTGCGCGGCGCCGAACAACAGGAGATATCACCGGATTATCAACTCTCCATCGATAACTCAACGGAATTGGAGAAAACACATTCCATTCACCACGATCCCGCGGAATTGGACGATGGGTCACATGTCTCATCATGACCGGTCGAACAATAGCAGGAGTACCCAACATGGTCTGTCTAACAGCATCATTATTATCCCTAGATAATAATCTCTGTTCAACAACGGCAATTTCAGATTCAGTAGGAGCAGCCATTTTTTTATCGAAATCAATTTATTTGTGAGAACAATTGATTTATGTTCGATAAAAAACAAAAACCCAAGAACACCCCCTTTTTTTACGGCGACCGCTCAAGATCTTGCGCATCTTTAAAAAGA